CGATAACGAAAAAACAGATATGATAAAGTTCTTAGTTGATAGTGCTAAAGGCATTAAAACTGAGATTAAGAAGGAGGTAAGTCCTATGAGTGAAACAACAATCACTGAAGACATCGTCGAAAAGTCTGACGATGTAGTAGAAGAATCACAGGTCGCTCCAGAGGCAGATGCCACAACCGAAGATGCAGTAGAAAAGTCTATGCACACTGACGAAGCCAAATCCAAAGAGAAATCAATGGACGAGGAAGAAATTAAGTCTGATGACATGGACGAAGACGAAATGAAGTCTGAAGCTGTAGCCGAGGAAGAAGGGGTATCTAAGTCGGAAGAAGTAATTGTAAATGCAGTTACCGAAATCCAGAGTACTCTAACATCAGCCTTTAGCGATCTAGCAAATACCGTAAAAGCTCTACACGAGCAGGTATCTGCACTAAGCAAGTCAATTGATTCTGTAAAAACAGAGGTAGCAGAAGCCAAGGGACAGTTTAATGAATTTGGAAAGAGAGTCGACGCTGTAGAGCTAGACACCGCTTTCCGTAAGTCTGGCGATCTCGGCGAGATTGTACAGGAAGCTCAGTCAGAAAAGATTGAGAAATCCCTATGGGGCGGACGTTTCCTCAAAACTGCCGATCTATTTAGATAAACAAATCACTTAGGAGGTGACAATTATGTCGGAAGAGATTATTAAGAACTATCCAGGTGCTGGTGCTAACGAAGTTAATGGCGAAGGTGCATTTGCGTCTGGAGGAATTGGTGGAGTGGCTGATCCAGGTGCTAACACACTCGGAAACATTCCAACCGCCAGCTTTGGTACTACAACTGGTCCTAATGCCGTAAATCCTTCGGGTGATGCGGCAAGCGGTATCCTACGCCCTGAACAGGCACGTCGTTTTATTGACTACGTATGGGATGCTACAGTTCTCGCCAAGGATGGTCGTCGTGTAACGATGAGAGCTAACTCTATGGAACTTGAGAAAGTTAACGTAGGAGAGCGTGTTATTCGTGCTGCAGCTCAGGCTAACGCAGAGTACACAAACACAGGTGCAACATTCAGCAAGGTAGAATTGACTACAAAGAAGATTCGTCTTGACTGGGAAGTTTCATCAGAAGCACTAGAAGACAACGTTGAAGGTGGTGCTCTTGAAGATCACCTAGTTCGTTTGATGACAAACGCTTTTGCGAATGACATTGAGGATCTAGCTATCAATGGTACTGGAGCTGGTTCGAACCCATTTACATCTATTATGAATGGTTTCGTTAACAAGGTCAAGACCAATGGAGATGCACACGAAGCTGTTGTAACAGTAGCTGACAACGCATGGACACCAGAGGTTATGCAGAAGATTATTACTGCATTGCCACGTAAGTACCGTGCACTTAAGAGCAATCTTAAGTTCTATGCTGGTACAGATGCATTCCAGGGAATCGTTAAGAACAACGGTACCTTGTCAGATGCAATTGCTGAGGCACTTGGAAAGAACGGTAACACCCAGGCTAACACCCAGGCTTACCTTGATGGACAGGGCCAGACATTCGGTGGAGCACGTACAACTCGTGTTCTAGGCGTTGATGTTCAGGAAGTTCCTTACTACCCTGCAGGTTATGTAGACCTTACATTCCCTCAGAACCGTGTATGGGGTTTCCAGAGAGACATCACTGTAAACCGTCAGTACGTACCAAAGAAGGACACCATTGAGTACACCGTATTCGTACGTTTCGGTATTCAGTGGGAGGAAGAGGACGCAATTGCGTTCGCTGACGCAGATAGCTCAGACTCCTAAGTCTTAGCTTAACCTTTTAGAGAGGGTGGGAGTTTCGGCTCCTGCCCTCTTCTAATATCTGTTATAATATAAGTTTAGGAGGCTATTAAATGGAAGACAATAATGTTGTCATTTCTTCTGAACCTAAAATCAATAAAAACGTGTCAGTTATCTCTGACAGCAATGACGTAATTGGTTCTAACTCAGTAAGAAAAACAGACACTGGAAACACGCCAGATGTTGAAGAAAAAGAGACAGTAGCCATTCACTCTACCAAGAATGTATCTTGGCCAGGCGTAGGTAAAATTTTAAAAGGTTACAATATTGTAACTAAAGCAAGTGCAGAAAAATGGCTAAAACGTAGCCATGTCAG